TCAAGTCAACCACGGCATCATCCCAATAGAAGCGTCTCCTGCCTATGTGCTCGCTAATCAGCTTCAGAAGGGCGTAGAAGCCGCTGCTCAGGTTGCCAGGTACAACCGCATGGAACGTGCCTTTGCGATCGCTCCCACGGCCTCCTGCAGCTACCGATACACCGATCTGGATGGGTACACTACTTGCCCTGAGATTGCTCCTCCCATTGCCCGTCAGGTAGACCGTGACAGCGGTACCTTTGGCGTCCAGAGCTTCGACTATGGTCCTGTTGAGATCGCATCTGAAGTTGGCTGGGATAACTACAAGCGAGTTGCGGATGAGATTGTTCGTATGCTCGATTTGACGGGACTTCTTCACGGTTATAGCTTCAATAGTTGGTCGGATGTGATCACCTATGACGAGGCGTTCATCGAAGAGTGGCTTCAATGCCCCCAAACTTCTTTGTACTACTCGCTTCAGGTGATGGGAGATACTCAAGACAAAACCTCTGCATATGCTGCATTGGATGAGTCTGAAGTCGATGATTACCTGGAGTCAATTCTTAATGATCCTGCTCCACAATGTAATTGCGGCGAATGAACCCTTATCAGAAACTACTTAGTCGTAAACGCACTTGGACTCCTGTTCAAACAACTGCTGGAAAACTTGCTGATGGCGCAGAAGAAACAATCTACAGAGCCCTTGCTATCAGGCACATGGAACTCCCCGTTGGTAGTTTCATTGAATCTGCGCTTAGTGAAGTTCCAGCTCTATCGGCAGATTTGCTCCGATCTAATATCAAAGACGAAGAAAACCACGACCTGGCTCTCGGTTACATCGCCAATGCTATCGGCGTTGATCCTCAAGCTGAAGAAGAGGCAAAGAGAATTAGATCTGCGTGGGAAGCGCATCCTGATCACACAGTCCTCAAAGCACTGGTTGCCGAGCGTGCAATCTTCTTCGTATTACTCCCGTTCTTTCGATTTAATGGTGACGCTGGTCTACGAACGGTAAGTGCTGACATTAGCCGTGATGAGCAAGTACATGTGGCAACGAACTCTTTGGTATGTGCTGAGCTTGGTCTTACTTGGAGTCCTTCTCTCGATAAGCTCCGGCGTGCAACCATCAACTGGGTACTTCAGCCACTAAGCACAAATACTCAGTCAAAATATCTGGACAAAAAATTTTGGCTAGATGCCAGCGATAACCTGATGTATCAAGGCAAAGCTCCAGAACTTTTTGAGACAAAGCGGGCACGTATGCCTGCATTCTTTGAACATGCTAATCCAAACCTCCCACAGTACGCTTGAGCTAGGCCTTACTGTGGAGCGCCTCCTGTCTGAATTGGAGGCTAACTTCCCTCAATTTCTACCACAGCCAAGTGATCCAACAAACATGATCATGTACAAGAGCGGCCAACGTAGTGTAGTTGAGTGGATTGCCCATCGTATAACCAATGAGGAGAATTAACAATGTGTGGTGGTGGACGTAGAGCTGCAGAAGCTGCAGACGCAGCCAGAGAATCAGCTGCCAATGATGCAAAGAAAATGCGTCAGCAGATGGAAGCTGATCGTGAAGCGATGCAGCGAGAGATGGCCCTTAATAGAGAAGAGGTGGGACGCACTGCTCCTGCTCCTGCTCCTTATCGACTTAAGAGCCAGTCAAACCCAGTCACTGTGAAACGTAAGAAAGCTAACCGTACTGCCAACGTTGGTGCCGATAGCCTTCGGATTTCTATGAACACTGGTGGCGGAGCAACTGGTGGTGGTGTAAACATCGGATAAGTAAATGAACGCACGAACTAGGTACGATCATTTGACTAGACACCGTGCCCAGTTTCTTGATATTGCGGTTCAATGTTCTAGGCTAACCCTTCCTTACCTCATCCAGAATGATGAGGGTCGTACAAGTTGGCAGAAACTACCAACACCTTGGCAATCAGTCGGGGCTAAGTGTACTGTGACTTTGGCATCCAAGTTGATGCTGGCACTGCTACCTCCTCAAACAACCTTCTTCAAGCTTCAGGTACGTGATGACAAGCTAGGCACTGAGTTGCCTGCTGAAGTACGTTCTGAGCTTGACCTCAGCTTTGCCAAGCTTGAGCGTATGGTGATGGATTCAATCGCTGCATCAAGCGATCGAGTCACTGTCCACCAAGCAATTAAGCATCTGGTTGTTGGTGGTAATGCCTTGCTGTACATGGGTAAGGATGGGGTTAAGCACTACCCATTGAATCGCTATGTCGTAGAACGAGATGGCAACGGTAACGTCATTGAGATTGTTACCAAAGAACTAATCAACAAACAACTTCTACCTCAGAACTTCCTAGCAGAGGAACCTAAGCCAAACTATCCTGGTGATGTTGGTGGTAATGGTACCCTGACTGATGGTGACGTAGAAGTTTATACACATGTACGTCTCGATAACAACCGTTGGATCTGGCATCAAGAAGCCTTCGACAAAAGAATCCCAAACACTGGTGGTAAGGCTCCAAAGGAAGCTAGCCCATTCATTGTCCTGAGGTTCAACACTGTTGATGGGGAGAACTACGGCAGAGGTAGGGTAGAAGAGTTCATTGGTGACCTCCGTTCATTGGAGGCTCTTTCACAAGCTCTAGTTGAAGGCAGTGCAGCAGCTGCAAAGGTGATCTTTACAGTTAGCCCCAGCTCTACAACCAAACCTCAGACCATTGCACAAGCCGGTAACGGCGCCATCGTTCAAGGTAGGCCTGATGACATCGGTGTCATCCAGGTTGGTAAGACAGCTGACTTCCGTACTGCTGCTGAGATGGCAGCTACATTGGAACGTCGCTTGGCTGAAGCATTCCTTGTACTCACTGTGCGTCAAAGTGAGCGCACTACTGCGGAAGAGGTCCGCCTCACTCAGATGGAGCTGGAGCAACAACTTGGTGGACTATTCTCCCTGTTGACTGTTGAGTTCCTTCTTCCCTATCTGAACCGTAAGCTGTTAGTCCTTCAACGTAACGGTGAGATCCCTCGCATTCCCAAGGATCTTGTGAAGCCAACCATTGTGGCTGGTATCAATGCCCTTGGCCGAGGACAAGATCGAGAATCTCTGACTGCCTTCATTACAACCATTGCTCAGACCATTGGGCCTGAGGCACTGATGAAGTACATCAACCCAGACGAAGCAATCAAACGTCTGGCAGCATCACAAGGTATTGACGTACTCAACCTTGTGAAGAGTATGGATCAACAACAAGCGGAAACACAACAGCAAGCACAGCAAGCTCAACAGATGGAGCTGACTAAGCAAGCTGGTCAGATGCTTTCTGCTCCAATCGCTGATCCAACGAAGAACCCTGAAGCATCCTCTGTGATTAACAATGCCCTTGGATATGAAGCCGTCCCGCCCACAGCGGGTACCCAACAAGAAGGCCAAGGTGGAGCAACAGCCTCTCCCTGAGGGACCTGATATTGCTATCCCCACATCTTTTGATTCAAACAAGTATTCACCCAAGACAAAGATAGGCAAACCTTCCATTGGTACATCTGGTCGCGTTGAACGAGTTGGTCTTGGTGGATTAACCACAATTACAAACTATGGCAATCAATCTGACGTACGACCCGAGTGACGACCCTCAAGCGATTGAGGCACAAGATGCTGCTGATGCTGAGTCTCTAGCAATTGGCGAGCAACTACAGCAAGAGCAAGACGCACTGCTTGCTGGTAAGTACAAGAACGCTGAAGAGCTAGAGCAAGCATACATCGAACTCCAGAAGAAGCTTGGCTCACGGGATCAAGATCCTCAAGAACAACCAGAGGATGAACCCAACCAAGAAGACGAAGAGGAAATCAATCCAACTGAAGCTCTCCTCTACAACATTGGAGAAGAGATCGAAACCAATGGGGAACTCAGTGAGCAATCCCTTGCTGCCCTGGCAAACATCTCATCTCAGGAGATCGTAGAAACCTACCTTCGACTCCGTGGCAATGAAGCTGAAGCTGAGCCATCTCCCACTGCTGAGCTGACTTCACAACAAGTCTCTGAGATTCAAAACGCTGTAGGTGGTGAACAGAACTACCGACAACTTGTTGGATGGGCAGCTGAGAACTTCACCCCAGCTGAGATCGAGGCATTTGATTCAGTGATTGACTCAGGTAATCTTGGTGCCATCAACCTAGCCCTACAGGCTCTCTACTACCGCTACACAGACTCCGTGGGGTATGAGGGGGAGATGCTCCAAGGTAAGCCTGCAGCTCGTTCTACAGATGTCTTCCGCAGTCAGGCGGAGGTTGTCCGTGCGATGAGCGATCCCCGCTACGACAAAGATCCAGCATATCGTCAAGACATCTTCGATAAGCTTGAGCGCTCTGACATTAACTTCTAATGACCACCAACCTTTTCGCAAAAGAACCACCAATCATCATGGCTGATCATCCCTACGGTGTCCCTCACAATGTACGTGCTGAGCTTCTGAATGGCCGCCTGGCTATGCTCGGTGTTATTGCAGCAATCGGTGCCTATGTAGTCACTGGTCAGCTAATCCCTGGCATTCTCTAAACAACTAAACCATGACATACTCAGGCGCTACTACGTTTAACGCCCCAACTGGCAGGTATGCTTCATCCTCTGATAGAGCCCGTACTGCTCCCTACTCAGCAAGCGGCGTTATCGCTATCAATACTGTAATTGCTACCTACGATTGTACATCGTACCAATCGTTATCCATTCAGTGTACTTCGATGGGTACCACTGGGGTTGTCACTCCAGAGTGGTCAAACGATAACACAAACTGGGCAGCTGCAACGGTCTTTACTGCTGCTGGAGGCACTGCAACGACAATTACTGCAGCAGGCTTGTGGATAACCCCAACCATTGCTAGGTATCTTCGCCTTCGTGTATCTACCGCAACGACTGCAGGTACAACTGCCTTCACCTCTCTGCTACTCGACGAAAACGTTTCCACATGGCTTGCTACACAGCCTATCAGTGGATCAGTAACTGCTCTTGCAGGCACAAGCGCAATTGGAGATGTAGGGGTTCAGTATCGAACAACCACGACTGGCTCCGCATCTACTGTCAGTGTACTTAGTCCGGCGACTCCTGCAGCTGCAACGATTAAAGGATCCTCTGGACGACTCCTTGGATTCTGCCTGCAGAATAGCTCTGCTGGTGTTCGTTCCGTCAAGCTTTTCAATGCTACTGCACCTACACTAGGTACAACGTCTGCAGCATTTGAGGTAGATATTCCCGCTGGTGGTGTAGTGTCGCAGAATTTTGAGGGAGGAATTTCGTTTACTACCGCATGTACATACTCTGTCACCTCTGCAAAAGGCTTGACGGATAATACTGCTACAGGCCTGGCTGCTAACGATGTATCCGGCTTCTTTGCCTTCGCATAACTAATATTGGTAGATCCGTCAATACTGCGCGTGTATTGGCGGATTTGTAGGAGCAAACAATACTACTGTTCCTCGCTATTGCATTATGATTCCTCTTCTAACTACTCTGTCGGTGATCTCTAGTTGGTATGGTCCTGGGTTCCAGGGTAACCTTACAGCTAGCGGTTCTCGATACAATCAACACGGCCTTACTGCAGCGCACAAGACACTCCCGTTTGGAACACGCCTCAAGGTATGTTTAGACAGGTGTGCCGTGGTGACGGTCACAGATCGTGGTCCCTACATTAGTGGGCGAGACCTTGATCTCAGTAAAGGTGCGGCTGATGCTATCGGTCTCACTGCCTCTGGAGTTGGACGAGTCCAAGTCACACGTCTTAACTAACTTCACACATGACTGCTATTGCAGCACCAAGGTCCCAGCGTAACAACTGGGACTCTTTTTGTAGCTGGGTAACCAGCACTGATAACCGTCTTTATGTTGGGTGGTTTGGGACTCTGATGATCCCCTGCCTGCTGGCAGCAACTACCTGTTTCATCCTTGCATTCATTGCGGCTCCCCCTGTCGATATTGATGGCATCCGTGAGCCCGTATCTGGGAGCCTTCTCTATGGAAACAACATCATTTCGGGAGCCGTCGTTCCGAGCAGCAATGCCATCGGACTTCACCTCTACCCAATTTGGGAAGCTC